CATCCTTCGCTTCGTCTGGCAGAAGATAAAGTTTGCGGTTAGTAAATGCGTTCATTACTCTTGCTTTATCTTCCTTTGATAACTTGTTAATGGATGATTTCTTTTCCCGATATAATTTTTTAAGTTCTATTTCGGTCATCATACTACTGGCAAGATCAATAATCTCATCAGCCGTAGGTTGTTTAATCGGTGGCGCAGGTTGTTTCTTCTGGTTAGTAACCTTTTGCGTATCAGGTGTAGCATTAGTACCACTTGGTATGTCTTTATACTTAGAACCATCCCAACGTCCTGCATAAACATCGGCTCCCACTCCAAGAGCCTTCATGGCTACTGACAGGGCATCAGTAACAGCCATTTTATAGACTTCATCATTGACGTATGGGCCGTCTTTTTCCTTGTATAATAATTTTGATCCGCCTATCCCCGGAATAGGCTCGCTCCATTCTCCATCAACCTTGTAATAAAAGTTGACTGTAGCAAAACCACATATTTGGCTGTCTATGGGTGGTTCTAACCACAATTTAACTATTTCATATTTCCACCCTGTTCCGCATGGGCCAAAGATTTCAGTAGCAACCTTCATTCTCCACTGAGGATGTATGTCGGTCATTCCACTTATTCTGCCACCAGTAATTTTCTTTAAGGCATCTTTAGGTGGCTGTTTAAGTTGTTCCCAATATTTCATATTTTCTTCTGTACTCATATCTTCCTCCTCAGAAGGGAACGTCTGGATCTTCCGTATTTTCCGGTGTTTGCCCGATAAGCTCTAAAATCTGTCCTCTCAGCTTATCGAGATTATCCAACGCCTGTTGTGCATTGCCAAGCATGACCTTAACCGGCATGGCCTGATAACTGCCATCTTTTTTAGTCATTGGTACAGGGCCACCGGCATCTCTATCATACTGAGACGCTATTGCCCATTTGGTATAGATTGCATCATTCTTGGCAACTTGCCCTCCCACAATAGATACCTTCTCTTTGTAAATATCTATAGCAACGGCATCATAATCATTTACTTGTATCCATTCCATATTACATATCCTCCTTATTTTGGAATAATCCACATATTTTTGACACATCACAATAATGACAGCACCTTACAGATTCACCTGTTCTTGTAATTATTTCCCATTTCTTGTCTTTGATATTTTCCTCCCCCCATTCTTGGGCTTCTTCCATTGTGGACAATAATCTCTTCGCTCTTTTCTGCCCCTTTATGGTTACGGCATATTGTGTAGGACGTTCCCACCGTTCCTCAGCCGTGCATATCGGCAAATCTGTATCTACCATGTGTTCAGCTTCTTGATGTATCTTTATGCGTTCTTTCATATATTCCCAAGTCTTTTCTGCATCCCATAATTTGACTGACATAACAACTGCCTGTGTCTTTGGATAATTTGCTGACTTGCATACTTGATATTTTGACCAATCCCTGAGTATGGCAATAATGGCAAGAGCTTTTACCTCGAATGCATAGTAGCGTAATAATCCTGCATAGCAATTCAACTGAGATTCCCATTCAGTTTTAACGCCATTAATGAATGACCAGACAGATGTTACTTTGAAATCATAGAGAATTTCATCATAATACAAGTCTGGTTTGCCAGTTACAGTCCACCCAAACATCCCCATAGCCAAAGGTTCTTCCTGAAGAGCATTACCTACTTGGGCACGTTCCAGAATGTAATGAACATTAGAGCCTAATAATGGCCATATCCGGTCTGAGGCATCTATGGTTATATTATTCCCGTGCCGGATAGCAAGTTGCCTGATCCGTGGCGGTTGAATAAGACCCGTAATACTTATGTCCCCCCGTTGGCTATAAGGATCATTGGTTACAGCACGGACAATCGGCAAGGGCAAATTCAGGCGATTAGTTATGTTCATTCCACATCAACCCCTATTTCTTTGAGCGCAGAAATTACTTTTTTCAATTTGTCAACGGTCAGTGAATACCAGTCATAATTCTCTATCTTTCTGACAAGGACACGTTTTGTTTTCCAATCCTCTTCTTTTCTTAACTCTTCATCATGTGCATTAGTCCAAGGCTCAATTTTAGTCCTAAAAAAACTTCCATATTCATCTACTTCATTTCCTGTTTCGATAGAATATCTTGCACAGCTGTTATCAACCTCTAATGAGGTCAGGAAGATTCGAGTTACTTTGCATTTTATAAGACTGCCAAAACCTCTCATTGCAACAACATCACCAACCTTTATATTCTCGAATTTCATCGGATTACCTCCCTTTATGGCATTCCTTGCAAAGACACCTGAACCCTTCTGATTCACAAAACAAATTCTTGACAAATTCAGGCAAGTCTTCGTAACAACTAAGTTCCCCGGCTGGCTTTATATGATCCATTTCAATATCCGCACCCTTAAACCATTTAAGGCATATAGCGCATTGATATTCTTTTTTTGTTCTCTTATCAAGTAATTGTGAGGGTCTGCTTGCCGCTTGTTTTGCTTGCCATTTTGGTGGATACTTTCGTGTAGCACTTCTTAACGCAGACCGGATAAAACCCCAAAACCTGCTTTCTGTCCACTGGCCTCCGCATCTGGTTCGAGCCACCCTGTATTTCTTAGCCATATTCTTTTTTGCCCCTTAATTTAAGTAATTGCTAAGGGCAATCAGCCACTTACCGGCTGCATAGAGTACCCACGCAAGACCAATCGCTGCAGGAGTCCAAATAATGTTGCATACTTGGTTCTCAATGAAGTCTAACATAAGATACCGCTTCGCTACCTCACGAGCATCGTTCGATTCGAGATTGAGTGTAAGGTTCTTAATCTTTTCGGCTACTTCTTTAATTTCTTCAGTATCCATACTTTTGTCCTTTCTACCTACATTTTTTTAATCCTAAATTTCTCCATGACTTGCCCTTTCCACCTGTCCATGACTTCTTTAGTTTCGGGAGCGAAGGTGTTTTCATCTTCTAATAACAGTCTTAGGACTAAAGTTTCTATGTCAGACTGGTCAAGCATGGCGTTTGGCGTATATGCTTCACATTCTGGCGCAAAATCGGTTGTGCTTCCGTCTCGAAATACTTGTCGTGTTGTTTCTATGTACTCGCTCCACGCCCAGCAAGGGACTTGTGCTGTACATTCGCCCCAATCCCGATAACCTACGTCTTTAAAATATTTACATGCCCCACATGACGGCCTATCCATTGTCTTTACCACCATTCATCTGATGCTCTACTTCTCCCTGATCTTCAATCCACCTGCCCACGTCATTTAACAGGCTATAAGGCCCATACATAAACTGAGTTTGTGTAGGCTTAGGCTCTGACAACTCTTCCCAATATTGATATAATACGTTACCCATTTTTATTTGCAGTTCTTTTAAAGTCATAGCTCCTCCTTAATTGGGAATATCACAGTTTTCCATACGCCGTTCAACTGAGCGCATTGCAAGAGCAAATTTTTTAGCCATTTCACACAAAAGAGCCTCGTATGCTTTCTTTTCTGTAGAATAAAGTTTCCGAGGGTTTTGTGTTGTTGTTTTGTCCCATCCCCAACAACTATGAGTTGTAGAAGAAGTACAAGCCTTTTCAACACGCATTGAACATTCATTATAGAGCCAGCCATTTTTTATCCCTTCATTATACGATAATGGAATATCAACATCAGGCTGAACATCGGGGAAAAACCGAAGAGCCAATTTTGTTTTGATTTCTTCATCTTTAAGTGCGTTACTATTTTTAACATCAATCTTGTAAGCACTTTTTGTGATCTTTCTTTTCACTACATTTTTCTCCTTTTAAAGAACCGGCAACCACCATCCCAATCTTCTTTATTCCAATCACCATGATTGTGCCATTTGTCGGGTTGTTCACCATAATGTCTCCAAATTGGACATTTACGTGGTCCTTGGTCATGGTGGCAGTAACAACTATGCCCATCCACAATATTCCCAAACCTGCACGGCGATTGGTGTTGATCTTCCTCAACCATTTCAACGAGATTCATAATATTCATTCTTTATTTCTCCATCTGAAGTAGAAAGAGCAGGAGGACAAAAAATAGCAAGACAACAAGAATGGTGAGAAGATTATGAATCATTCTTCTCTATCTCTTTAATTTTTCTTAGCATTACCATCCAAGGATAAAGACCCGGCGTTCTTTCCCCCTGAGCTATTTTAAACACCCACGAGGGATCACATTTAAGCAATTTCCCTAATTTTATTCTTGCTTTTTTGTTGGCTGGGCCATGCATTCCCCCTCCATAATGTTTGATGAGACGCCTCATCATAGCCGATGTTACGGACCTATCTTTGCGTGGTTCTATAGTTTTTTTATTCATGGCTTTATTCTATACCTAATTTTTATCTTGTCAACAAAAACCGTTGACAATAAAAAAGATTGTATGTATGATTAAAGCATGAGAAACCGTAAACCAACAATTTGCCCAAAGACCGGAATTGCCGGTTTGCGGGCAGGAAAGGGAGGGGGAGAAAATGACAACCTTTAACCAGTCCTCAACGGAATTACAAAACATAGTCCATCTGAGATTTCAGGATAAATCCTGTGCTAATTGCAGATATTTCAGAGTTGTTCATGAAAAATATATTAATAACTCTGAATGTTTACTTTTAGGAAGAACAATGGGAGTTGGTAATTTATCGCAATTACATGACTGGGGAATGAAAAGAGTATGTGATGGATGGAAGAAAAGACCAAAAACGTGGAATATTGATGTTTCAAAGAACCCTCACTTCCATGATCCTTATTTAACAAGAAAATATCAGCAACAATTACGGAGAAGAGTTGGGAGAAAGGGAGGGGGAAAAATAAGATGAATCAACGGGAAAAAATAGGATTAATGTGGTTTATTTGGGGTTCACTTGCATTATGGACAATTCCAGTTAAAGACATGGACCTGTTTACATACCTTTGTTTTTTCTTTATTACTATAATAGGATTTTTAATGTTTACATGGCCGTGGAAGAATGACACAAAAAATCACCCAACATCCTGATACCGGCCTTGTTATATCAGGGCTTCTTCTGGTTGCCATAGCAGGGATGGCTGTGTCAATGTATCTGGTGACGTATATAGGGGTAGGGATAGGAAAAGGAATAGGTAAAATAATAAGGAGAACGAGATGAAAACATTTATCTTTATATTAATTGGCATTTCCTTAATATGTGGTTGTTTATATGCAGACAAATTACCTGTTCGCCAAGTAAAGGGGACTGTATTAAGTTTGATAGCTCCCAATTATAGTCGGTGTTATCGCTGTGGTATGCCTTGGAAATTTACCCAGAATCATAGTACTCGTTATAATAATGACTCTGGATGCTTTCCTCTTTGTGAAAAATGCTGGAGTGAATTAACCCCGCAAGAAAGACTGCCTTACTATAAACAATTATGGATAGACTGGCAAAAATGGGGTGAGCAAGACATTGCAAAATGGAATGAAATTGAAAAAGCAGTATTAGAGGGAAAATAAAATGAATTACTGGCAAGACAAGTCAATAGATGAACTTAAGGTATGGGAACGAGCTATCCAGCCACTATGCAGGTTTGATGTGCCGACCAAAGCAATGAGTCTCAAAATTCTTTTCATGTTCGATACTCTTAACGATATTGAATATGAAATCAGTATCAAAATCTTGGAAAGAAATTTGTATAGAGTATCTACTGAATCAGTGAAACAACCTGAAATCAAGTTTTGCCAAACTTGTGGTACACCACTGGATGTTACGGAATGAGAAAAATACCTGAGTATGATACACCAGAAGGTTTTGTCTGTCCTGAATGTGGGCAACTCTGCAAGATTGTTGCGTTACAGAACGAGTTTGACTATGCAGGTCATTATGTTACTCATGGCCTGTCAGGTACTCATTATCCTGATACATGGGGTGATCCGGTAACTGATTGTTGTGGGGCTTCGGTAGAGTGGGAATGGTGCATGGGAGATTATGAGTAATCTATTAGCAACAAACTAACTTGTGACTCATATTTTCTGATTTATGAGACATAAAGGAGAAAAGTATTGTTATACGCCCGTCAGTGGATGATCCCGTGCGCTTGGCCATTCTAACCCTGGGTACGGCTTGAGACGACACTTACAGGGTTTAGGTCTCAAGGGCCAGATGAGAGTACAGATAAAGTATATCATAATACACGGTGAAAATGAGAAACGGGGCGTATAACAATTTTAAGCAACTGTGGGGGGTGCTGACAGCCGAAATTGTAAAACCGGAACAGTGAGGGTCACTTTGCAAACGGCCTGATCTGGAAAGGGCAGCGGTAATGATGGTATGTGCACAATGGTTACTGTCGCCCCGCCCAGAGTTGCTTAAAGGAAAAATAAAGGAGGAATTATGGATAAAGAAATAATAGAAGCATTATTGGAAGCACAGATAGTCATGTGCCGAGCTTCAAACTTGATGTGTACCTGTGATGATGGAGAGATGTATAAGCACGGAAACGAACTATGGAGAGCGGCTTTGATGATCGAGGATTGGTTAATGAATCAATAGAAAGGAGGCATAAATGATCTTTTGTTTTGATGTAAAGCATAACTTAACATATATGGAATTAGTTGTAATGGCTGATAGTACCAATATTTCAAGTGGGTTGCTTGATGAACTGGAGTCAATAGACTTAGCGAAAGAACTAATATATGCGGCCGGGAAACTACTACCTGAAGGTACTGAAGAAATTAAAGAACGCTTATGCAAAGCAAGAAAAGATTTGTGAATGCTCCCCGCCGCAAGCGGACGGGGCATTTAGGCAGAGGCCAGGCTCTTCATCCCAAGAGCTAAAATATTAATGGAGGCGTTTTGAACGGCGGAGCTTCATCCCGTCCGCTCAAAACCTTTATTGAGCCCCATATTTATTTATTTTCTAAAAAGACTTGACATTCTTTATAGAATTATGATAAACTCTAAACGTGGCAAAAATACGTGGTTACGAATACAGGATATACCCGAATCAGAAGCAGGCGGGGCAGCTTGAACAGATGCTTGGCAATGCCCGGTGGGTGTATAACTGGGCTCTTGCCCGAAGGATTGAGGCATACCAAAAAGACAAGAAGACCATGAGTGCCTTTACCCTGATGACGGAATTGACACAGATAAAGAAGAAGCCTGAATATGAATGGTTAAATCTTTCCGTTGCTCAGAGTCTTCAACAGTCCATCGTGAATATGGAAAAAGCCTTTACCCGTTTCTTCCGTGAAAAACACGGATTCCCGAAATTCAAACGCAAACATAACAAACGGCATACGGTAGGCTTTCCGCAAAACGTGAAGGTCAAGTTTGATGAGAATAGGGTTTTTGCCCCTAAACTCGGGTGGATACCGACACGGATAAGCCGGACATTCGAGGGGACCATAAAAACGGCTGTAATCAAGAAGACGGCAACGGGAAAATTCTTTGTGAGTATTGCTGTTGAAATAGAAGACAAGAAGGTGAAGCAAAAGGCGATCCGTAAAGCAACGGCGGTCGGGATTGATACAGGCATCAAGATGTTTGCCGTTCTTTCAGATGGAACGGAGATAGAAAACCCGAAGCACTTAAAGCAGGCACTCGGAAGGCTGAAGGTTTTACAACGCAGGGCAAGCCGGAAGGTGAAGGGAAGCGCAAACAGACGCAAGGCAGTTCTTCATCTTGCGCTGCAACATGAACACGTAGCGAATCAGAGAAAGGACTTTTTACACAAAACGACAAGCGGGATAGTCAACCGTTTCGATACGGTTGTGTGTGAAGACCTTAATATTAAAGGCATGGTAAAAAATCACTGCCTTGCACAGAGTATTTCTGACTTAGGACTTGGGGATTTTTACCAAATGCTCCAGTATAAACTTGCAGACAGTGACAAGAACTATCTGGAGATAGGCAAATTTGAGCCTTCAAGCCGGATGTGTACATGTGGCAAGGTGAATACTCGTTTAACGCTCTCTGACCGTATATGGACGTGTGAGGCGTGCGGAACAGTCCATGACAGGGATCACCTTGCTGCACAGAATATTTTGAAATTCGGATTACAGAAACAGAACTTATTCACGGCAGGAACTGTCGGGTGTGCTTCTCGACGTGTGGTGTCTTAATGCCAGCGGATGAAGGAAGAACCATGTCTTTTATGGAGTTCAACTTGACATATTCTGCCTGTACATATTAAAATATAGAGATACAAATAAGGACATGATATGGACCTTGAAAAAATCAGAAACAGACAATTAGCCAGATTCTTGGCACATCTCCAAAAAACAGGACAACTTACCGTTGAGCTTGAGAAAGACATTAAGCGGGCGTATAGGTTTGTCTTCGAAGACGTTGAGGAAGCAGTAGGAACTGATAAGGATAAAAAGAATGGAAATTCTTGTAAATAACGATACCATTTCAGGGTTCAAGGGTATTAATCCCAAGCCTGTTGCTACAATTACATGGCAAAAGGTGTTGGATCATATCAGGTCAGACAAGTATAAAGCCTCAATAAATTCAGTCCGCAATATTATCTCAAAACATGGTGTAAAGTCAGAAGAATATAAAAAAGCAAAGTGCAATCTTCCTGGCATCACGTTTGGCGGCACATTCTCACACAGGGCAAATGCCAAGATTATCCAGCCCACCGGATTCATTATACCGGATATGGATAACATCCCTCAACAAGTTAGAAATCTCTTTAACTTATTAATCCAAGACACGAATATATGGTTTATTTTTCGTTCTCCATCTAATGAGGGGCTTAAAGTTGGGGTCCGTGCAGAGAATATCTCGAATGACGAAGATCATAAACTGTTTTATACGGCAGTTGAAGAGTATTTCAAGGAACTTTACGGTATTGAGATAGACACAGCCTGCAAGGATATATCACGCCTTACTTTCGTTTCGCATGATCCTGAACTATGGATCAACCCTCAGCCTCAGTTTTTTAATATCAAACAATGGACTGACATTATTCCAAGCCCACCTGAACCTGTTTATTGCCCGATTAATGGCAATGGTGGAAAGGGCCAGGAAAAATATGCAAGGAAAGTTCTTGAATCCTGTTGCAGAAAATTACTGGAGTGTCCAAAAGGGAATAAGCACATAACCCGTCTCAAGCAATCAAGATTGATTGGTGGTTATCTCCAGTGGTTAGACGAGGGGGAAGTTTTGTCTATGTTCGAGCAAGCCATAATTGCAAGTGGCACTCCGAATGTAGCCCAGGCCATGAAGACAGTAAAGAACGGAATTGAGTATGGCAGGGTATTGCCTATTGAGTTAGAAGACCTAAACAGGTATGATGATGAACGTAAAATCAGCGTTTCAGACGATATTTTAAATGACACTAATGACATAGAACAAAAAAGAATGACAGTAATGACAGCACATGACAAGGACATGACAGTTGAAGACAAAAGAATGACAGTTGAGCCAAAAAGAATGACAGTAATGACAGTTGAAAAAACTGTGGGAAATCAAAATTTGGCTGACGACATTCACGCTTTCCTTAGAACCGCTAAGGGTTCATTCACTGTCGAAAGTCTTGACCGGGAATTAAACCTGACAACCCGGAGCCATCGTCAGCAACGCTCCTATATATTACTTAAGTATATTAATAATAAATATAAGAATAAGAATAATAATATTATTTTAAAGAAAGATCCTGTAAGAACAATGTTTACCATATTATCCCAACTGAGGTTGACTGGATTGATTTATCCCTCCCGACTGAAGAAAGCTTCCCTATAAAACTGCCATTCGATCTTGATAAGAAAATCTCAATCCCGCCCAAGTCAATCATCATTGTGGCAGGAACTACCAACAGTGCAAAAACAGCCTTGATTCTAAATACACTGAGACTGAATATTAATTCCCAGTTTGAGAAACTGTTTCTCGTCTCGGAAGGTGCTGGTGAAATCAAGGGCAGAATAAAATCTTTTGGTGATCCGGTTGATTTCTGGAAAGACAATATCATGATTGCTTCACAGTCTGATAACTTTGATACTGTTATTGAGAATTACAATACTGACGGGCTGACTTGTATTGACTACCTCGAACCAACCGAGGGGCAATATTATATGCTTACGAGCCAGATAAGAGATATTTATGACTGCCTCAAGACTGGGGTTGCTATGATAGCTTTGCAGAAGAAATCAAACCAGACAATGGGACGTGGGGGCGAAGGTACGGCAGAGAAGGCCAGGCTCTATATGACTGTGGATTATCTCTGTGCGTGTCAAAGGGGCGTTGTGTGTGCGGTTGCACTGACGAAAGTAAAACAGTCTATTGACGAGACTATGCAGGGTAAGGAACTCCATTTCAGGCTTGAGCATGGCTCTAAGATTACTCCGCTTACTGACTGGATGTTTTCGAGCAGGGTAAACAGGGATAAGTGTATCAGGGATTACGAAAATGATGATCTTGCCAAATCCTATAAAAAAGCTGAAGAGGATGATTTTATTTTCAGGGCCAAGAATGGTAACGGTGCTTTCAGGAAAGTCAGGATAACCAGAAAACAGGCTGAGGAATGGGCAGAGAATATGCCTTACATTGATGTTTTTACCAGACTGGAACAAATAGCGGCTGATTCAATGCAGAGAGATTTCCTGCATGATAGATATATTTTTCAGATACCAGCTATTCTCAGCAAAGAAAACGAAACAGCATCTTGTGGCATGGGAGAATCAGGATGAGTATTAAACTTTACAAATTAGCAGTAAGGAGGTTTGGAGAATGAAAAACAGTAAAGATGTTGAAACTGCCAGTGTCCCGGCGGTCGGGTATGTGGCTATACTTGACCATACCGATCAGGTTGGCTTTGACCAGTCATTGACATTTAGAGAGGCAAAACCGCTTACCGGGATGGAAACGGTTAATGATCTTATGGTATGGGGAAAACAGTGGATGAAAAAACCCCAAATTATGGTTGTCCTTGCCACATGACAAGTTTATGGGTTGATTGGCTGTTACAGCGATACGAATACAAGAAAGCAGAAACAAGGAGAAAAATATGCTGACAAAAACATTGAAATTTGAAGATGATGTGCTTGAAGTTTTAAAAGCAATGGAGTGGAGCAATGACGGTTTGCATGGAGTTCTTGTCGGTCAACTTGACCGTAAACTTTATGAGCGTGTAAATAAGGCTCTGAAAGCTATGGGCGGCAAGTGGAATCGTTCTGCAAAAGCTCATGTGTTTAAGCTCGATCCACGCTTACAGGTTGTTGGTTTACTGGAAAATGGAGCTTTAACTATAGAGCGTGATGGATTTTTTGAAACACCTCTCGAAGTAGTAAATAAAATGCTGGCACTTGCTGATATAAGGTCTGGTGATATTGTGTTAGAACCGTCTGCCGGTTTGGGTGCGATTGCCAAGCATGTTAAGTCAATCGGAGCAGAAATCTTTTGCGTTGAAAAGAATGAACAGCGGGCAAAAGCACTTTCTGAAATGGGGTATCAAGTAAAAAATGAGGATTTTCTTAGTATTAAACCTGAAAGAAAGTACGATGTTGTTGTAATGAATCCACCATTTGAAGAATTGCAGGATATTTCTCACGTTATGCACGCTCATAAGTTTTTGAGAGATGAAGGTGTCCTTGTTTCTGTTATGTGTGAAGCTGCTTTCTTCCGAAGCAATACGAAGGCAAAAGCGTTTCGTGAATGGTTCGATGAAGTTGGTGGATATTCAGAAAAATTGCCAGAGGATTCTTTTCGGAAGAGTGGTACTGGTGTAAGTTGCCGTATTGTTGTTATTGAGTATGGTATCGATTTTGAGTCCGTATATTATACTGAGGAGGCATAAATGGACTTGGAACACCTATCAACCATTTTATTAAGCACGTTAAAATGCAAAGTCAATGGGGAGGAACAAAACATGGATAAGACTGAATCAGGACTGAGCCAGCCGAAGATCGTGACTTGCAATATGTGTGGCAATGAATGGCTGTATTATGGCGCAGATGATAGCAAAATCAAGTGTCCGAAGTGTGGGAGTAACGAGAGTTTCAGTATAAGATAGGGGGGGACTATGGAAAATAATTTACAGGATTTACAATATAGAATGGCTGTTTTAATGGATCGGATGTATCTTAAAGGCAAGGCCGATGCTTACCGTGATTGTGCGTCACGGTTAAAAATGCTATCAGTTTTAAAGCCTGAAAGTATAACCAAACAACGAATTTTGCATGAAATTGAGATTCAGGCAATACTTTGTCTTAAAAAATGCGAAAACACGATAGAAGAGTTCATTAAGAGATGATTAAGTCCGTAACCATAAAAGACAAGAAGGGAGTGCTACTGTTTAAAATAATCCACCGTAAATCAGGGTTTTATGACATAATTAAGCACGCATCTTTGCAGGATTTTGTTGTAGAAGTGCGTGACGAAAAAGGTCATAAAGTTACTTTTGGGGAGGCGAAACGATGATTGAGCTAAAGAAGGGTGAAGCAAGATTGTGCTATAAGACCCTCGTAGGGGAAGTAAATGCCGAATTAGATAAAGACATAATCAAGGTAATGAAATCTCATGGATATTATTTATGGGAGATAGGATTTGATATGAGGACTGATACAAGGGATTTAGTTTTTAGTATGGAGAGGTGGAAACGATGACACGAGAAAAAGCTGATGTTTTGGAAGAAAATGCTCAACTAAAAGAACAGGTAAAGCAATTACAGGAATGCTGTAATCGGCGACAGGACATCATATATAACGACATGCTTTTATGGAGAGATATTGACCGCGAAATGGGGGATGTCCCTTGTTCTGTTTGTGGTGGTGCAGGAGTTCGTGCTTATGGCGATACTTCACTTTGGGGAGGCGGTGCAGGTGGGCAGATGGTTACTTCCGGGATATGTGATGTGTGCTGGGGTAGCGGAAAGGCAAATAAACCGTGGATGAATTTACGGAAACTAAAAGAGAAATTGGAAAAACAAGAGAAGGAGATAAACAAATGACACCAGGCCATGCAATTCGCAAATTTTGTGTTGAGTGTGCAGGGTCGGGGCAGGACGTAAAAAACTGTACTGCCAATAAACCGCTTATGGGTGGGCAGGTAAAGTCTTGCCCTTTATGGCCGTATAGGATGAGAAAAGGACGTCCTTCAGTTAAGGCAATCCGCAAACATTGTATGCTTTTGTGTGCCAACAATTCGTTCCAGTTCGTTCGGGAATGTGACAAGGAATCATGCCCTCTTCATCCTTTCCGAATGGGGACGAATCCGAACATATCGGAAGAGACAAGAAAAAGGAGAGCAGAGCAGGTGGAGAAAGTAGGTTTTAAATCTCAAAAATGATAGGACTGTGCCGTGAAAACTTATCAGGATTTAACGCACAGGCTTGGGTATGTGTGTTGCGTCACGTTGAAGATCAGAACGTAAATTTAGGGGGTAATTTATGTTTGAACTATTTTTTAAATTACTTATAGGCCATAGGGGTAATTTTGGAATAGGATAAAAAGAAAGCCCCCCTGCTTTACAGCACGAGGGGCTTAAGGAGGAAAGGGAGAAGAAAGTAGATATAGTCTATTCTTTCTTGTCCTCTATGTTAACAGTTATTATCTTTATCAGGCTTCCCATTACAATCAAGGCTCCTCCAGCCATGAGTAGTCCTGAATGTGCGCTAAAGTCCTGGCCCCAGAATAGGGCCAGTGTCATAAAGGAAAAGCCTAATAAAATTCCACATATACGAAATAGACTTATCATATTAGTTTAACTCCTTTAGATATTCCATAATTGGATCAACTTTAGGCGGCTTATCCCTGTTGTGTGCTTTTTTTACACACTCAAGACAGGTATTCTTAGAGCTTTTTATGCCATTGCCAAATTGATTAATTGGTTTGATTTTTCCGCATACCGCACAAGTTCTGGTGTTCATAGTATCATATCCTCCTGTTCGCATATCGCCTGATTTGGTCTATTTCCGGCAATATTTCTTCTGTGACATACTCTGGTCCTGCCCATGATACAAGGTCGTGGATATATGCTTGTATTTGGGCAGCAAGATAGGTATTCCCTTGCTGTTCAGTATAGGGTTTTTTGTATCGTCTTGCCCTCTCGCTCAGCAGGTCCAGAACATGGTCCGGCACTCTGAGACGGCCTGATCGATAAGCAAATATAGTCGATTCAGCAAGGCCGGTCAATTTGGCAAGTTCTTTGTTGCGTATTCTTGCCCTTGATTGCAGATTGCGGAGGGATCTGGCACGATCAACTGTTTTCAGCATGATTCCTCCTTATTTGTGCTTGTTGGACAAATTTTTCAATGGCAGATTCTATAATGTTTATCGAAAAATTGCCTAAGTTAGCTCCTTTTTCATTTAAATCATTATAAATTTGCAGGGCAAGATTATGTATTTCTATATTCATAGTTTTCCTCCGAGCCTTTTATTGCCATGCTCAGGGCGTTGGATTAGATTAACGGTTGTATGTCTTCCCGTAGATTCTTAAAATTGGCATCTTGCCAGCCCTTGTCTTGATCGTGGTAAAACTGGACAAAGGCATTCAGAGCTTTTTGATAAGTCTGATAAACACCTTTACAAACTTTAGGAACTTCACCAACAAAAGAATATGTGCCTGCCGGATTGTGCAGGATATGAGTTCCGAAAGTCCCAAGCTTGAGTAATGGGTTTGAGTTGTGAGCCATTGTCCTTTTCTCCTACACAAAATAAGTTATAAAACTGAAATTATTGCTATGCCTGTTAGGTGATAGTAGCGCAAAGCCCTTGCCGTAACGTCCTTGATATTCCCGGACATATGGTCCTGCCTTGCGTGAGACGTATTCATTTGCCAAGGCAGTATGCAGTTGTCGCACCTTTCCGGCCTTCACCTTGTTTTTGAGCGTTGTGAGGTTCATTTTTCTTCACCTTCAATCAAGCTTAATGCACGGGTTGCTTCTCGCAAAACACGCTTGATGATGGCAAGCTCATCTTCGAGATCGTGGAGCTTGCTTTCAAGTGCCATTATTTTGAGTTCTGTTTCGTGCTCGTCCATTGTCTTTTTCTCCTTTTCCTTTAGTGTATTCTATTTCCGCACCAAGGCAGGCTCCTCATGTCCTGTCTTGAGACTGAGAGAGATTTATTTTAAACTTATTTTTTTGTAAGTTCTTGTGGAGTATGAGGAAACCACCAAGCTCCTACATCTATCTTTTTGTCTGCTCCGTATGAAAAAATATGGATAAAACGACCGTAAAAATTGGCATTTTCTGAAAACCCAATTACGATACTATCAAAGGAACATCCATTGGTATTAGTATAAACAACTTCATCACCAACAGAAAAATTGCATTCTATGGGTGGAAATTGTTGTAATCCTAATTTCTTCCAAGGTGGTATCGGTTCTCCGTGTATTCGTTTCATATTTTTCTCCCTTTTATGTGTATTAAGTTTCTATCTCCGCTCCAGTCCAGGACCGAAGCCCTGAACTGAGACTGAGACAGATTAAATATATCCAAGAGCAGATAGCCAGGATGGGTATCCATGTTCACAAGTTCCGTCCGGTTCTACCCAGCAGCCGTCGATGGCCTCACATCCGCAATCATTAGACCATCTTTCCAGTGTGGATACAGACGGTTTTTTAACTTGGATTGCGTCTGGGATCACTTCTTTGCACCTTTCCATAGTAATACCTTTTTTTAAGGTAATTACCTTTCCATGTTTCTGCGAATATACTGTTATTTTAGCCATGATTTCCTCCTTGCCCTGGTTGCCCAGGGCTGTGTGATTAGTATAGTATTATTACTGCCCAGCCCTTATTATGTTCAAACGGATGAGATACTGTTTGCCCTATTTGCAGGGTGTGCAGATAGTAAGATTGAGCTTGCCCAAAAGTGTAAAAATAAAGAACCTCAGATTTTCCCATGATTTTTCTCCCTTGATTAATTGTTAAAACCGAATCCTATATATATAGTAGGAGTCTGCGCTAATAATTAATCCGTTAGGTCTTTCTGCTTACCCCTTTATCCCCTCATGTCTCAGAGAGGCGGTCGCTTGGTCGGTCGGCCCATCTGCCGCTCATTTTGTTTTGTTGATTCCTTTATACCAAACTCTATTTACTTTGTCAACAGTTATTTTGATAATATTTAAAAATAATTTAAAATAAATAATAAGTGGTTGTAATGATAGGAAATAAATCTTTTACCAGTAGATATAAAAAAAAGACTTGACAAATTGCTCTTGTGGTATAAGCTTATGATTATACAATATATTGTGGTATGGAGAAAAATGATGCCATTAAAAAAAGGTAGATCTAAAAAAACAATAGAGAGAAATATTGAAGAGATGCTCAAGACCGGACATCCCAAGAGTCAGTCAATAGCTGCTGCCCTGAATGAGGCGAGAGAATCAAGAAAGGGACCACCAAAGAAGAAGGGAAAATGACTACCACCAAGAAGAAAAAACCTTCACAAAAAAGCATGGGCCGACCTACCAAGTTTAATGAAGGTGTCAAGAGCCAAATTCTTGCAATGGCTAAGAAAAGCTTTACAGATGTGGAAGTATGCGATATTCTTCACATAACTGAGGCAACATTGACACATTGGAAAAAAAAATATCCTGATTTTTTTACGTCCTTAAAGGAAAATAAGAGAATAGCAGATCAGAATGTAGTCCGCTCACTATACGAGAGAGCATGTGGGTTTGAATGCCCTTCAGAAGAGAAAACAATCATAGATGAGGACGGTAAGGAACATACTATGAGAATAACGAAGTACTATCCACCAGACCCAACCTCTATGATATTCTGGTTAAAGAACAGGGATAGAGAGAATTGGAGAGATAAGCACGATCACCAGGTTACAGGGGATCTTGTTGTCAATCTGGTAAGGTTTTCAGAACAGGATAAAGATAAGGAAGATGCCTAAAACCTTACTAAGGCAGGACATGACGGAGTTCTTATCCACTACTGAGCCTGATAAGTGCTGGACATGGCAGGGTGAGGTGGACGAGAAAGGTCAAGGTGTCTTCAACTGTATCTATCCGGGGGGACATCAGAAGTTCCCAGCTCAGAAATCGGCTATGATAGTCTTCGGTCCTGAACCGGTCTATGGTCATGAGCGTGTAGTTGAGACATGTGGAAATAAATTGTGTTGTAATCCTAAGCACTTACGTAAGGTCAAGATAGCTAAATGTTTGATATGATTCAGTTTTTGCTGAGAGTCTGCTTCGCTTTTGAATTTAAGGTTCTGTGCAGTTTAAGGGGATAAACGAAATAGCTTCGGGCGCCTTAACAGAGTTAAGTACCATGAAAATCTGAATCTGTCAAGAGAAAAGTGAAAATATTTTGAATTATTTATGTAAAATAGAATTGTATGGTGCAGGGAAATCTTCTAAAAAGAAGAGGATAAGGAAGAAACGAAAGGCTGTAAAGGGTTGTGGTTGTAAGGCAGTCGATAAGTTCAGGTCTGAGCATTTAGTTAATCCGACACCTGCTGAAAAGAAATTTGGCGCCCTGTTAAAAGTGTTAGGTTTTAAGTATGAGGCCCAGAAGATTATCAAGACTGATGATGGTTATAAGATAGCTGATTTTTACCTGATCAAGTATAGACTGGTGATAGAAATAGATGGTGGCTGCCATGAAGGCAGGGAAGTTGATGACGATAAACGTACGAGAGCCATAGAGAAGAGGGGAAAGGATGTCATACGATTCTCTAATGAAGAGGTGCTTAGTGGTGATCCTTTAGCTATACTGGAACAGATCATATTAAAGGTATGTCCTGAATCGAGGGTATATTTTAACGAGTTAAGACGGGAGGGATCTTGATGGAAAAAGAAAGAATAGCATTACAAACAATAAGCCGTAATGGTGTACTTTATGAAAAATGGGGGAGAATAGGGGTTGTTTTTTCCCCTGGGATCAAAGAACATGATGAAGTAAAGGAATCTCTCAAGGTCTTAAAAGGATCTGCGCTTGATAGACGTGCTAAGTTGGCACTCTACCGGAATTGTTGCACTGACTATTATTTAGATGATAATGGTGTATTAATGGTTAAGCCTGATATAAGTCCTGCATTATTTGTGTCTGAGGGATTGGTCTGATATGGGAGGGGTCTAATGAGTAATTTACTGATGATATTGGAGGGTAACAATGAAGATTAAATTCTATAAACATCTCTTTATTACAAACAGTTGGATTACCCCGCCGGAGGTAAATACTGCTTATGAGCCGAGAATAGGGGATAAACTCCAGTTATCAAGGCACGGCAAGCTATGGGAAATCGTTGATATAGCATGGTGTTTTGAAGAGGGCAATAAGTTCAGCCACTTCAGGGCGGAGGTGGTATAGATAAAAATATTTTCACAAACTACTTGACAGATATAAAAATCATGTTTATATAGATGTATGGTGTCAAAACTTTGACGTACAATATATAGTGGTATGAATGGGTAAAGCTGTAGAAATAACGCTCCCTAACAACTGGAGGCCGAGACCGGACCAGATGAAGCTGTGGAACTACATGGAAAACGGTGGTACTCGTGCTGTTGAAGTGGCGCATAGACGTTGGGGAAAGGATGATTGCGCTTTACATTATACCGCTGTTTCCGCTTTTAAGCGTATAGGTAACTACTGGCACTTACTTCCCAAATACGATCAGGCCCGTAAATCAATCTGGGATGCGGTCAATCCCCGTACTTCAATGCGCCGGATAGATGAGGCATTCCCTCCCGAACTCAGAACCAGAACCCGTAATGATTCGATGTTTATAGAATTCCGTAACGGCTCAACCTGGCAGTTGGTGGGTTCAGACAATTATAATGCTATCGTTGGCAGCCCTCCTGTTGGCTTAGTATTATCGGAGTGGGCCTTGGCAGACCCTATGGCATGGGCTTATCTGTCGCCTATCCTTGAAGAAAATGGTGGGTGGGCAATGTTCGTTTTTACCAGTCGCGGCGACAACCATGGTAAAACGACTTACGAAAATGCCCTGAAATCTCCCAAATGGTTTGCCGAACGGTTAACCGCTCTTGACACTCCTGTATTCTCAAAAGAGCAGTTAGACGAGATCCTTCAGCAGAATATCAATATGTTCGGCACTGCTCTTGGCAGTGCGCTCTATTCTCAGGAATACCTCTGTAACTTTTCCGGTGCGGTGATGGGGGCGTATTATGCTTCTGCTCTGGTTACTGCAAGGACCGAGGGTAGAGTAACTTCAGTCCCTTGGGACCCCGGAGTTGAAGTTGATACCTTCTGGGATCTGGGCCTTAATGATGCGATGGCAATATGGTTCATGCAGCCAAGAGGTCAGTCGTACCATTGGATTGACTATTATGAGGGCAGGGGCTTTGGTATGGAACATTATGCCAATGTCCTCAAAGAAAAACCTTATGTCTATGGCAATCACTGGATGCCTCATGATGCTAAACGCAGGGAATCAAGTACAGGGATAATTGCCAAGACTGTGAAACAGACAGCGGAGGATCTTGGTATCAAGCCTGTAATGATTGTTGACAGGGCACGCAATATGGACGTAATTATCAAAGAGCATATTCCTGCCGGTCGAAATGCCATTGCCCGAAGCTGGTTTGATGAGCAGAAGTGCTATAAGGGCCTTGCCGGTCTGGAGAATTACAGGGCCGAGTATGACGAGAAGAAAAAGAAGCTTGGTGACAGGCCGTTGCATGACTGGACCAGTAACCCGGCTGATGCGTTCAGAACTTTTGCGGCAGGGTATAAAGTTCAGGAAGAGGTTTTCGATTTACCAATAAAACACTATAACGCCGGATTCATGGGCAGATAAAGGAGAGTTTATGCCATTCGTAAAATTAGTAACTGGTGACATTATGGAAGTGACAGAGCCTAAGTTTAAGGGATTGATGAGGACTAACAGGATCAACCCTGTGATAGTACATTATGACCCGGAGACAGGTGAAGGGTTTGTTGGCAACTATGTGGTAGCTCTTTATAGGGATGATCCAAGACCCCGGGTTGCTTTCGAAATTCCTCAAGGTCCTGCAATAGGGGAGTCTGTCGGTACTGCTCCCATAACTTTCGCTCCTGCCACTGAATCTGTTGACAATCAAGCCAAGGTTGGCAGACCTGCGGGACGCCCTAAAAAGGATAAATAAACATGAGCTTAGAAAGGCGAAATGTTGTAACTGCGACTTTGGCAGGGACGGCATGGGTAACAGTCAAGACTTTTGAATTTAGAGGTAAAATAAGTGAGATATGGGCCAAAGTTCCGTCTTTAACCGGGACATCTACTGTAACCTTTGGGCTATTTGACCAGGCTCAGCTTACAGATGGTGATGAAAGGTGGAATTCGGGGACTAAGGCTGAAAGCACTACACATGACCTGATTTTTGATCCTCCCAAGCCTGTAGCAAGAGGTGACTTGTTGAAGATTAAGAAGAGTGAGGCCGGTACTGAAGACGTTGAAGTGATTATATTCTGGGAGCGCAATTAGAAGGCGATATAGCCAATGTCTGAATTACTACCCGAAAAACTAAGGGATGCTATCGACAAGTTTCGTGAATCTGTGAGTGTATCACAGAAGACGAACAGGGACAAATGGTCTGACTTCGCTTTCAAGGCCGGGCATATGTGGACCAGCCAGGAGAGAAATGCTCTTGAAAAGGGGAATCCTCCACGGCCTGCTTATGTGTGGAACATGATTGAGCCATGTGTAAAGCTGGCTGTCGGTACTATAATCCAGAATCCCTTTAAGGTTATACCTGAACCGAGGGAATCTTCAGACCAGCTACTTTGCGACATAATGGAGGAAGCCATTGAGTTTATCGATGACAGAATCGGTGCTGAAAAGGAAGAGATCGAAGCGTTTGACGATGGTGCTACCTGCGGGGCCGGTTATATTGATGTTGATGTAATGGCCGACCCTGAAAGACCAACTGAGATACTTATGTCCGAGACTGAAGTTCCATTCTATGAAGTATCCATTGATCCGTCAAGCAGGCGTGATGATTGGAAGGATGCAAGGTGGGTATTCAGGGAAAAGTGGTTAAGTACTGAAGACTTTAAAATAAATTATCCTGAACATGCAGGGGATATTGAAGACATAATGAAATCAGGGAAGATTGCCTTTCCTTTTCTTGATGAAGTAGATACCCATGATATTGACGGGATAGCGGTTGATGATCCTGAAGATAGCGATTATGAGCGTCAGGTTGACCCTGATTTTTATAATCTTGACAAGCAGCTTATCAGGGTAATCCGTATGCAGTATTGGGATAATTACAAGAGATATTATGGGTTTAACCCTGTTACCCGGCAGGTTGAAGAATTTCCTGAAGAAAAGCTTAGTGCGTTAAAAGAGAAAATTCCTAATTTTGATTATACTACTTTATGGGATAAAAAGGTTAAGTGGCTTGAGTTTACGGGCGACAGGATTCTTTTTGATAATGATTCCCCTATTCCTGTTGATGGGTTTTCCCTTGTTCCGTTTTTCTGGACAAAAGACAAAAGCGGCAAAAGCATTGATTACTATGGGATAGTAAGGCCGCTGAAAGACCCCAACAGAGAAGTCAACAAAAGATGGTGTCAGGCTCTTAATTCCTTGGTCAGCCAGGGGCAGGGGGTAATGGCTGAGATAGGGGCGTTTGTTGATCCAAGGCAGGCCGAAGAAAGCTGGTCAGACCCGACGCAGATTACATGGCTGAAAGAAGGTGCGCTGTCTCAGGGCAAAGTTCAGGAAAAACCTGCTCTTATATTTCCTGATGCCTGTATGAAGATGGAAGCATTGTCCCAGGATGCCATAAAGACTATCAGCGGTCTTAATCCCAATCTCATGGGGGAGATAGGGAATAAGCAGGAATCAGGAGTTGTTATCCGGCTTAGGATTCAGCAGGGTCTTGTGATGCTGGCAAGGGCTTTCGATAATTTCAAGAAGATGAGGTTTGAGATATACAGGCGCAAACTCCTTACAATAATGAAGTATATGCCGGAAGAACAACTACTCCGCATTATTGGTAATAATGATAAGTATAGAATTGAGAATGGCATGGTGTTTGATGATAAACATGGTTTGCAGACTGATATAAGGAATTTCAAGGATCTTAAATACAATATCAAGGTTGAAGATTCTCCGGGCAATATTACAAAAACCATGTCTGAGCTTGCCATTTTTATGGAAATGCTGAAGCTTGGGTTCCCAGTCAATCCTGAAACTCTCATCGAGAAACTTGATCTTAGTGCCGGGGATAAAATGGATTGGATGGAATTTATAAACCAGACCAATGAACAAGGCAAAAAGATGAAGGAGATGGAGAGCCAGCTTGAAATTATGAAAGAACAAGCCAAGGCGGTCATTGAGCAATCCAGACTTGAAGTAAAACAGGAAGAGAATGCTCAGGATTATGCGGTTGGTATGGCTAAACTTAGTCAGACAGAGCGGTTGGCTGCTCAACAGATAGTAGCTGACTTTATTAACCAGAGAGGGCAGGAAATGGCCCGCCAGCAGGATGCGGAACGTCAGGCCATGCAGCAGCAATTACCTATGGGCGGACAACAGCCACAGCCACAACAGCAGCGTCAAGGTATTGTGCAATGATTAACACTAAGAGTTTATCACTTGCAAAGTTCTGGTCTAAGTATTATCATGTCTGGCATAAGAATGAAACTGATAGAGTATATACCAATCCCATGAGACGGGTATTGAAAGGTTGATGTTTAACGATATAGTTGAAGCAGAAAAGATATTAAAAGAAATAATTGATATTTGCGAACGTGAACAATTATGGTTTACGATAACAAAGGAGAACAAGCCATGCCTTAAAAACGCAGAACTTAAAATAACTTTTAAAATTAAATAGTTAATAACTAACACGAGGATCATATAGGCCCGGTTGGCAGTTCTTGAATGAATTGTTTGCCGGGCCTTTTTTATTAACCGGGTCGTCTCTGTTAAAGGACGTATTCAGTTCACCACTGTAAAAGGTGCATCGGTACACTCCCGAAAGAGTGAAAGGAAATAAAAATGGCGACAATAGAAGATGTTATGACAACAGAAGATACAACTGCCGAAGTTGAGGAAACCGAAGTTGAACTTTCTGAAGCTGAACCTTCAGGTGAAGAAGAAGCGCCTCCACCGGGCGAAGAAGGTGAAGTTGTTGATGAAAGCCAGACTAAACCGGATGATCCGGTAAATAGAAGGTTTGACGAACTTGAAAAAGCTAACAAGGGGTTACTCGCAGAACTTACTAAAGAAAGGTCTAAGAGGCAAAACCTTGAAGGAAGATTCAGCCAGATCAATGAATTTCTATCAACAATAGAACAGCGCAAACAGGAACAGGCTCAACAGGCAGGACGCCAGGAAGCAGAGTTACAACAAAACCAGGATATTTTAGCGGTTGAATTTGATGAAGATGAAAAACCTATAATTAAATCCGACCGCATAAAGGACATTATAAGACAAGAACTTGCCCCGCTCCAGATGGAAATAATGAGCAGCAGGCAACAGCAGATGTATCAGTCTCAGGCTTCTAATATAGGGTCTTTAGCTAAAAACGTAATATCGGAAGATCCTGCTTTTCAAACCGGGATTGGTGAATTAACAGGGCAATGGGAGTGGATAAGCCGCAACTTTGATGAGTTTGTGAAAAACGGTAATAGACCTCCCAACAGCCACAAAGAAGCAATGGAAATGCTTTATGCTTCGGGAATTAATTCAGCATTTGGGGAACAATTCCCCGATTCTGATTTTGATGTAGTAGTGGATGCTTTCATGACTAACATCCCTGCGATTATCCCTAATAAATTGCGTAAGGCATTAAAAATGGTGGCTTCAAAAAAACAACCGCCTGTTAATTTGCAAAAAAAAGAATCCTCTTTGGCTCAGGCAAAAGCTTTGGGGCGTAAGTCTAATTTCAGTAATGCCCCGAACAGCAAGAAGTCAGGGATGGATTTAACAAGTATTGCTGACCTGCCGCTTGAGAATTTGCTTTCTCTAAGTGATTCTCAGGCTGAAAAGCTATATGACCTGATGGATGCGGAGGAATAACTTTAACGAGGTAAAGAATTATGGCTGCAACTGAATTTGCAACAGCGTCATCACAAAATGTACTTAATTGGTCTACCAAGACCTTCAGGGAAGCTCTGAAAAGCACGCATTTGTTTAAGCAGCTTGTGGGTTTCGGGAAGAAGGTCAATGGTATGCCTACTGGCAAACGTGCCGTTATAGAATTTTTTGACGAGATGGACAAAGGAAGCGGAGACACGGTTAAATATGACCTGTTGATGCAGATGACCCAAGACCCCATTACTGGCGATAACAGGGCCAAGGGGATGGGCGAAGCTCTGGTTTACTATCAGGATTCACTGGTAATAGATCAGATGAGATTTCCCCATGAATTTAAAAGAATGTCTCAACAGCGTACCCTGCATGATTTGAGAAAAGACGCTCAGGAAAATATCAGCGACAAGTGTGCTGATACTCTTGAGAGTTATATGTTCCGCAATTTTTGCGGGGATGCGACATTGACTTTTGGTCAGGTTGTTGTAGCTCCTGAAACATATCATTATTATGTATGTGGTGATGTGACACATACAGGGACTATCGCCACCGATGAGGCAAGTCTGGGCAGTAATGACCAGATCAGCCTTGAGGAACTTGACTACGCAAAAGAAAAAGCAACTGTGCCTTCAGTTGCCGGTGTGCCTCCCATGAGGCCGGTAAGGATAGAAGGCGGTGAATATTTTGTCGTGGTTGTCCATCCGTATCAAGCCACTGATTTAAGGTTGGGTCTTGGGGCAGGAACTAATATTGACTGGACTACAATTCAGCAATATGCGAATGTGCGTGGGCTGAAGAACCCTGTTTTCACAGGTGCGCTTGGTGTTTATCATGGCATGATAATTTTTGAAAGCCATCATATATATTCACCAACCACCAGTGTCCGCAGGGCAGTGATGCTCGGAGCGCAAGCCGGTTCATTTGCTCTTGCCAATCCTTACGACAAGGTGGATCAAAAGAAGTATGGCCCTAACAACTATATGAGTTGGGCCGAGGATAGAGACGATTATGGTAATGAGAAGGGCATCTGCGGTGGCATGGTATGTGGGATTAAAAAGAATATCTTTAATTCCATCGATTTTGCCACAATGGTAATCACGTCTTATGCCGCTGCTCACTAACATAATAACACAAAGAGGTAATGAATAATGGCTACTACTTATGATTTTACAAATGGTTCTATAGGGGGTGCAGCTATCCCCAGAGTTAAGACTGCCGAGGAAAACGAAGTATTTTTCCTCCGCAATATTGTGGATTTTTCTTTGCAGGATTTGGAAGCTGGCGAAGCTGACGTTGCTCAGGTTATCGACATCCCTGCCAAGACCACTGTTATTACTGCATGGCTGAGAATAATGACGGCTGAAACAGCCAATGGTACGGTTGATCTTGGTTATGGCGGCAACCCTGATGTATGGGGTGATGCTTTGACTGGTGATTCTACAGCTGGAAGTATTGTCGGGTATCTTTGGGTTCCGGTGTATTTTTCTTCCGCTGATACCATTGATATTACGGCAACCACTGATACAGCAGACGTTGATATTGACGGCCTTAAAGTAGAAGTTGTGGCAATGTGCGTCAAAAATGTTGATTCTTTTTAGCGCAGGTCGCTAAATAATGAAAAGGAAAGAATTGTAATCATACAGGGCGGGGCATGATGAATGGCTGCCTCGCCTCTTTCCTTTTGAATAATGTGAGGTAATAAAATGGGTGCAGAAACTTTTAACTTTACAGATGGTTCTATAGCCGGGCAGATGATTCCAGATCAGTATGCGAAGATCAAGACAAAACGTACTGCTATACGGAGAATAGAATCTATCGGCCAACATATTTTTCTACTTAGAAATGTTGTCGATTGTACCAAACAAACTCTTGATGCATCAGATGTGGATGTTGCTCAGGCATTGATTGTCGCAGCAGGGACTACTGTTCTTGATTGCTGGTGCAGGGTAACAACTGCTGAAGGTTCAGGAGCGATCCTGAATTTGGGATATGGTTCAGATGTTGACAGGTGGGGGCATGAGCTTCCCATGGATGCTACAGGGCTGATTGCCACACTTTTGTCGGCAACTTCCACATGGGACGCAGGGTCTATCGCTGATGGCGATGAAGAGGCTAAAGAGGTTACGGTTGATGGTGCAAGGCTGGGTGATATTGCCACTGCTTATTACAGTATTGATGTCGCTGATCTGGCCTTGACTGCCGCTGTTACTGCCGCTGACACTGTGACTGCTCAACTTCTTAATAATACTGGCGGGGCCATTGATCTTGCATCGGCCACATTGTCGGTATTGGTGAATAAAGCTCCGTTGAGACAGGTTCCTTTGTATTTTTCTTCTGCCGATACCATTGATTTTTCGTGTGCTGGTGCGGTTGATTTCGATGGGCTGATAGTGGAAGTATATGCTCTTTGCTGTAGAGTAGCGTAAATATAATGGGATGTAGTAATAACTACGTCCCTCTTTAATCCATGTGAAGGTAGTTGTAGATGACGACTCCAAGCACTTTAATAACATCTGCGAGATATGATTTAAGAGATACCTCTGAATCTGAATATAGTGATGCCGAGCTTTTAGAGTATCTCAACAGGGCTATCTTTCAGCTTGATTATGCTCTATCAGGGTTAGGCAGTGATCTTGTAATGGCTGAGGATACAACTACTACACTTGCTGAAGATGATGATTCTGTAGCTGTCCCAGCCAATACTATAATTATTACCGATGTATGGATTGACACAGATCAGCTTACAGTATTAAACCCTCCTGCAAGTCTTTATTATGAAAGGAAATTTTCTACAGAGGGACAGCCTCTATACTGGTGTCAGATAGGGAGCAATATAGAATTTGAGAGAGATGCAGATGATGATTATGACCTGACCATATATTATGACAAGGCAACCGGTGATCTGGCTTTAGCCGGTACTTTGCCTTATGCCGATCAGTTTAATAATGCTTTAAGGCAGGCGATAATTATACAGGCAAAACATCGTAACGAGCAGGATTCGGACATGGACGGTGCATTAATGAAATTTTTCAGCCAGGAAGTAATGGAAAAGAGCATTATGCGAAGATATATGCCTACAATGCCTGCAAAGGTAAAGCTGGACTTTTGATGAAGTGGCCTACTCCAAGCAGACAGCCAGCGCAACTTCAGCCATTATCTTTCTGGTCAAAACCTCTTGGCCTTAATCTGGTTGAAAACGAGAGATTGCTTTTACCTGATGAACATGCTGCGTTGCTCAATTTTAAATTAAATGATTTCGGCAAATGGGTAACAAGAGATGGGCTTAAAAAGGTAAGCAGTGTAGCTACCGGTGCGGGCATAAAGCATATTGCCTATATACCGATAGGGGCTAATACCTATATTTTTCTGGTTGATGATGATTACAAAATATACAAATGTACAGGGGCAGAAGCAACTATTAATCCAGGAGCCGCCCTTGCTACATTAAAAGGTGAAGCAACTCTTGTGCCGTTTAATGGATATTGTGTAATACTTGATGGTGATTATATCAAGGTTACTCAGGGAACAACGGTAAGCCTTGCTTATGATGACGGAGCCGGACTTTCTGCATATCAGCACAGCAATTTATGTGCTGATGATGATAATTCTCAAACTCTGTATTCAGGCTCTAAAACTCGTTGCGGATCTAAATTTACCACAGATACCTTTACAGGATATACTATACCGCTTACGGCTCTTGACATCTGGTTAAGCAAGACGGGTTCACCTACAGGTGATGTTACTGCCAAGCTATATAATTCTGCCGGCAGTTCTTTGGTTGCTACTTCTACCGCTATCAGTGCGACAACGCTTACTACGAGCGCCACCCAGAAACAGCTTGTTTTTGACGGCAGTTATTCTATGGCTTCGGCTACGTCATTTATTGTTTGTGTAGAATATTCAGGCGGTGATGCAGCTAATTATGTCAGTGTTCACGGGTCTACGGTGGCTTCCGGTGGAGATCAATATTATTATGATGGTTCATGGCACGCAGTAACTACTGCCAATACCAATCTTGGTGTAAAGCCGGGCCTCCCCCCAAAGGCGTCGTTCGGTGATGTTAAGGATAACAGGCTTTTTGTTGCAGGTGATCCTGATAACCCTGGCTATCTATGGTACTCGAACGTAAACACTGTTTTTGACTGGTCAACAGCTACTTCTGTTTTATCTACTAATACAGGATATGACACTGATGGTGGTGGGTATGTTTCTTCAATAGATGATAATGCCAATTCATATCCCATAGGTGGCATTGTGGTTCATTATGGAGAAGTATTTGTTTTCGGGAAAAAACAACAGCCGTTTATTTCAAGATTGACAGGGCAGACTCCGAATAATTATTCTTTGCCTTCTTTGTCCCAGCAAATGTTTACTAATCACAAGACCATAAAAAGCCTCAGAAATGATGTATGGTTTGCGAGCGGTGAAAGCGTACACAATATGGTAGGTGTCCAGGAATATGGAGATGTGAGGACTTATTCTCCTGGAGATCCTGTCAAGAATGAAATATTTACATATTTCGACGATGACGCATTTGCCGAGTATAATCCTGTTGACGGGCAGTATTTACTACAGCTTAACGGATATGACAATATCCTTGTTTGCCATACTTCTTATCCGGTCCAGATGGATCAAGGGCCAACAAGGTATCCGTGGAGTACTTACAAATTTAAAGATCTTACCGCTACTGCTTTCAGGTCTTTCAATAACAAGTTTTATGTCGGGTGTTCAAACGGTTATTTATACAGGCTGGATGATACGATAGTTCAAGATGATGGTACTACGCCTGATTATGAGATGAAATCAGCGTATATCGAGTTTCCGTGGTCGTCAATTATTGTAAAAGATATGTTTCTGGCAATAGCAAGTCTTTGGGCTGGGTCTTACGCAGATGAGGAAGGCGATTATTATGGGGAAGATGATGATTATTATGGGGATACACCTGCTTCATGGACAGTAAGTTTTTATAGAAACGGGAATACAAGCGTTCCTTTTTTGACGCATGAGTTTTCTGTTTCTCTTTTACCTATTCGGTACAGGTCTTGTTTTTCTTGTGATTCTTTGCAGATAAAACTTGATTCTTTGTCTCTTTCCAATCCTGTAAACATTCAAGGCATTACTTTGAGTATTCAGCCGATTCGGAGCCGGGGCTACTGAAATGGCTAAAACAAACTGGAGGCAGACATTCAAAAGTAAAGAAACGAATTCTTTGCTTAAAAATGCCGCTGTGTCTATTTATCTTGCAGGGACATCTTATTCGGCACGAGTGTTTGACGCAAATGATGACCTGCATGATACGGCTCCTCAGCTATATACTGACAGTGCGGGATTTATGGATCTTTACATTGACCCGGACGACTATTCTACGGGCCAGCTTTTCGATGTAGTTTGTCAGCCAAGCGCAAGATGTGATACTACGGATGAAGTAAGACTGCCTTCTTTACAGATATTGCAGGACACCGAGGGCAACCGTAATTATAAGAATGTATTTGCCCAAGCCGCCATACCTACAGTTGGGATGCGTGAAGCAGACCTTTGGTTTGACACAGATAACGATAATGAGGCATACAGATATGATGGGGATAACTGGATTTCAGTTAGAGATGGTTCTATAGCAACCGCAGCCAGTACTGCGAACTGGAGTCAGATTGTAGACGATGATACACATAAACCGGAAAATGATGCTGATGTAACCAGTGCACATGGGCAGAGTGTAGCCTGGCTGGATGAGGCAGTAGGATCATCATTACCTGTTGCCAACACCGATGCAAAATGTACAGATGCCAATGCTGACCAGACAAGTACACATAGCCAAGGGGTTTCATGGTTAAACGAGGCGGTGGGGTCTTCTCTGCCGGTAGCTAATACAGACGCCAAATGTACAGATGCCAATGCGGATCAGACCAGCACACACACAGCAAATAATACAACTTATGTGAATGGCTCCGAAACGCAATCAGGGCAGACATTTACAGTTAAGGGCGATTTGCACATGGCTGTTGGATGTGACATTAGTTTTTATTCCGGGGACAGTACCCTTACCGGCGGGTTATATGCTGATTCATATAGTGTATTAGGGTCTACGCAATATATAATGAGATTAACTTCAACTGATATACTTGAACTTTATGCTACTGACAAAATAGTTGCAAGACAACATATATATCCTTATACAACTGGGTCGTATGATCTTGGCAGTACAAGTTATAGATTTAATAATTTCTATGGACAAGGCATCAACTGCACCTATTTTACTTCGTCTGGTGATGTAAGAGGATTAACCTTTTACAGTGATGGTACAGTTGGTTGTGATTTTAGTGGGGCAATAACTAATTTAACAGTAAAAAAGGGTATAGTTACAGCAGCATCTTAACGAGGTATATAATGAAAACAGAGATTAAACAAACGATACAAGTGGCAAGTGAAAAAATAGAGATATTGCGTTTTGCATTTGACGCTGAAGTAAAGAAAATGCAGGTTGAAGCAGTTAACAAAAAATATAATGCTGCCGGTGAACTGATAAACAAAGAACCGATAAGACTGCTTTTCAGGGATGAAAGATACAAGAAGGCAATAGATTTTTGCCTTAATGCCAACATGGCAGACAAGGTTCTCCAGATGTTGTTAAGAAAGCTGGAAATAGACCGCAAACTTCCAAAAGAGGCTTTGTGTGATCCATTGCCTGAAGGTGTGCCGCCATATCCTGATGAGGATGATAGTAATGGTTAAAGATAAAGATTTAAGACCTGTAGTACAGAAAAAACTTAGAAAGTTTATACAGGAGTTTGATATTTCTAATAGAGGCAATAGGTTAAGCAAGGAATTGATAGCTGGCTTGGCTGGCTTTTTAGAAGAGTTTATCGTAAAAATATATTATGAAATAGCATCGGAGGTAAAAGACGATGGCAATATTCCCCCATTACACGAGAAACCCGTCACAACAGACTTACTCAGTACCGAACTCAAGAACAGGAACTAATGTTGCTCCATCTGGTACGGGTAGCATATACACAGTTTCGCCTCCTGGGGGTACACCTGTAGCCCGTGAGATTAATCCTTCTTCTTCTCAGCCTGGTGGCGTTAATACACTTGCGGCTTTAATGGCTTTGAGAAGGTCTCCTGCCAATGCCTATGGGGTAAACACTCAAAATCAGTATGGCGTAAATACTACTCCTCAGCAATATGGCGTAAATACTACTATGGCAGGACGCCCTAATCAATATGGAGTACATACTGCATCTCAATATGGGATAAATACTGCACCGGCAGGTGCATATAGACAAAATGCAGGGGCTTATAATCAACCGTATGCTATGTCTCCAGTTCAGCAACCATTAGGTGCTTATGGCATAAACTCTATGCCGGGAACTCTTGCCAATACAATGTATGGTGTAAAATTTTAGTACATAGGACGTGATATTATGGCAACATCAGCACTTGCGGATTTTATAAAGAAGTTAGTTGAGCTTAGTCAAAATTCTGACGCTACAGACAAGACCAATGTAAATACAGGGACAGGTGTCAGTAATACTGGTATCAATTTAGCTCAGGGGGTATCTTCAACAAATCCTGATGTCAGAGATCTTGATATGATAGCTGGTGGTGGAGTACGAAATCCAGATACAACACCTGCATTATCTTTTAGTTTTGGTTCGCAGGGATCGAGTCAAGATCCAACAGGGCAATGGGATGATAGGTATTATGTGGACAGCAGTGGTAATTTTATTTACCAGAATACAGGTCAGGTAGTTGGGCGATATGATTTTAACACAGGTGAATTGACAAGTACTTCTGGTCAATCTATGGGGAAAATAACCACAGATGCCAGTGGTAAGGCTGTTTACACTACAGAAAAGGGCAATGTAATCTCTGGTACTTATAGTGGTAGCGGAGGTACGAGCGGTTCTCAATCAACCGGATCTGTTTTTAATTTGCCTGATGTTTCAGGAGTAGAAGGCCCTTGGAGTACTTCTCAGGCACAAGGGGCTTCATATTCTGGAATAGGTGAACAGTATTCGCCTACTATCGCTGCATGGATGGCGCAATTACAGAAGAGCATGACGCCTGAAGAGTTCAGCGCATTAATTTCAGGTGCTTATGATACAGCAAGAAACCAGACGACACAAGGCTATGAAAATGCTCAAAACTATTTGCCGTCTGTATATCAGCAACAGATACAGCCTGCCTTACAAGGTGCTATTAACCAACTTGCGTCTAAAAATATGATTAATTCAACAGTTGGTTCGGGAGCTTTGGCAGGTGCGGCCAATATGGCTTACCAAAGTATTTTACCGCAACAGGCGGCTTTAGCTGGGCAACAGGCTGAACTTTTAGGCCAGCTTTCAGGGCAGGAAGCTGCGTACCAAACAGCATATCCTGTAACTCTTGGTGGGATAGTCAGTGATCTTGGAAAATATACTACACAAACAAGTGGTTCTCAGTCTGAATCACGTAACCCGTTGGCTCCATATAGTTTGTTATATGGAGCATTGCCTTATATGGCTCAATATGGGAATCCTGACACATCAACAATATCTGCCACAACTCCGGTGGCAAGTAATAGTAGTGGCATTAACCCACAAACATTTAATATTAATACTGGACAGCCTTTAAACACGACAACTGCTACTTTAACTCCTGAACAATTTGGGATTATGTGGTATTAAAATGGCAACAACGATAGGGCCAGGATTAGGCGGGGCACAAGGGGCGCTTGGTTTGTACCAGGGGCTTCGGGAAGGTGACATAGAACAAACGGCACAGGGGGCATACCAAGGGCTTGGTGCGTATAGTGCTTATAGTTCAATGGCTGCGGAGCAAGCTTTTCAACAAGGTTTGCAAGCTGCCACAGAAATGGGACTTACCGGTACTGCCGCTACTCAATATGCGAATCAGGCTGCTCAAAATGCTCAAATGGCTGGAGCTGGATCAATAGGTAACTGGTTGCCGTATATAGGTCTTGGTTTATCCTCTTATGATTTTCTTAAAGATCCTTCTCATGAAGGGGCTTGGAATATTGCCAACTTTGCCGGGATGGCTTTTGCCGGGCCTGCGGCCCCAATGTATGCGGCACTGGAAGCCTTAACTCTTGGTGTCCAATATTACAGTTCTCAAAAAAATAAACACAAGAAACACTATATTTACTGGCATACACCTGTTTTAGATGTAGTTGGTCAGGACGATAATGGATGGACATACCTTTATGATACAAATTCCAGCCTTACCGATGAGGGGGATAAGTTTGGGACTGATGAAGACATTAACGCATTAAAATCAGGGCAACAGAGTGATTATAGTAGGTTAGAAGATATTGATTCTGATAAACGTTTGGCAGCTTACCAAACATCGTATGGTCGTGGATTTACTGGTGGCCCGATGCAGGGACGCCAAAACTTTATGCCAAGGGAAGAGTTTGATGAAGCATTTGATGTAGAGAGGGGATTTCTTTTAAGATATAATCCTGCAACCAATGAATTGCAAAGAATAGAAGGAAGAATAAATAGCAAAGAGGATTTTGAGAAATATTTTTCATCTGATGAATGGGAAACTGTTGATCTGTCTGAGAACTGGAATGAAAGAACTAATACTGATCCTGTTTTGTTTGATCCATCTGCGTTCCAATCTGAGATATATAACAAGGTACTTATCCCCCAAGGTTATGTAGAGAAGCCAAGCGTTGAAAGCGGATGGCAACCTGTAACCGTGGGTGGAAAAGAATATTTAATGAATCAGGACGGCTATTTAGCTGATGCTGGTTCTGGATATTTATCTGGTGTTATTAATCCTGAAAATGGACAGGTATTAGATTTTTATGGTACGAAAGGTAAAGATCGTATTCGCAAAGATGATAGTAGTGGGTTTTCCAAAGATTCGGAAATACAACAGGGCGGTCGTACATATTTAGGGTATATAGATAATTGGGATCAGGTAAAACAAAGTCTTCCCCAGTCACCTGTTAGTAAAGGTGGTGTATTTGGGCAACCTCCCACTGATGCCAACGCTTTGCTTGGGGGGTCAACACAGCCTGTTGCCACGGCTGGGAGTGGTATCCCCGGTTCTTCTGATGCTAATTTTTTACTTTCTGCACAAGGGATGCCTCCTTCTGATGCTAATTTTTTGATACCATCACAGGGTGTACAACCGCAAACAAATTCTTTGGGAACTTCATCGGCTTTGCCAACTTTGCCAGAACAAAGTACAACATCACAACCTCTGCAAAATATGATGCCACAATCTTTTTTAGGTTCTACTCCTTATTCGAGTAGCTTTTTAGGATTGGCGGGATCAACCGGGAGTAATAACATGAGTGACAATAATGTATCAGGGGAAGAAAAACAAATAAAGACTCCGGGGCCATTGCCTGCCGGCGGAGAAGCAATCTGGGAGATGTTTCTGAATAATGTTTTTGGTTCTCCGGGGGAAGGGCAGCCTTCTTATTTAGCTCAAGCCTTGAGTGGGCAGCAACAATATCTCGATCAGCAGAATCAGCAATATGTTGATGCTATCAAACAGAATGCACAGCCAGTCAATCAAGCCATTGATACTGCAAAAGCTAATCCCATTAATATTTCTTTTGGCGGTAAACCCGTTGGCAATGTAATGATGACAGGTGGTATGGGGGCTGAACAACAGCGTATGGCTACAAATATGCTGGCTCCTGCGGCTCAGTGGGAATATGCACAGCAAAATACCCCGTATACGGCCTTTATGCAATATGCAGATATACTTGCGAAAGCAGGTATGGGAGTACAGCAATTAGCATACGGTATTCCGTCACAAGATACTAATATGACGTATGAGGGGCCGGAACAGTCAACAATGTCTAAGGTTGGAGGTTGGCTGGATATAGCCGGGGCAGGACTTGGTGCTGCAACAACAGCCAGTAATTTATGGGATTCTTGGAATAAATCAGCGGATACTGCTACAATGTATAATGGTGGTTGGTTTTATGATCCGATGTATTAATATTATTAAGAGGTAACAGGTTATGAGAAGTTCATTAGCAGCTTCATTATATGAGAATCAATCACAGGGATCAAACGATTTGGCTGGAGGCATCCAAAGTCTTAATCAGGGGATGCAGACATGGATTGATTCTATGCAGAAAAAACGTCAGGAAAGAACGCATCAGGCTATACTTGGCTTAGTTCAGCAAAAAGATATTCCGTGGGATGAAGTAAACAGGTTACTTGCTGATGTTGACATTGACCCTGTTGCTATAATGCAGAGCATAGAACCTGTATTGGCTAATCAGAAAAGACAACAACTGCAAACTGTTGGACCGATAATAGCTGATACAATCTCTTCATATCTTAATGAAGGGAAAGAAATCCCTACAGGAGAAATTTTTTCCATTGCAAGTCAGTATGGCTTGGGTTTTGGCGATACGATTATGACGTTAAAACTACTGCAAGAGTCAGGCATCCTCCCTACCTCTGAACAAAAGATAGAAAGGGAAAAACATGAATTTAATGTAGTAAAAGGATTAGGAGAATTGGGAGTATCTTTAAATGAAAAGGGAGTGGAAAAAGCTAAAAATTTTGGTATTAACCCTTATACTGAACCAGGGCAGGTAAGTGAAGATCAATCTGCGGGAACTACTGAGGGTACATTAACAGGGTATCAGAAACCTCAAACTTTTGTTGCGGCTCCAAAGACTAAAGTCCCTTCTTCTGCTACTGAATTTGCTTATACTGATCCTGATGCATATATAAAAATGAAAGAAAGAGAAGCAGAAGCAAGTGAAAGCGCAAAAGCAAGACATAGGGCTCCTCCTAAAGAAGATAAAGAACGAATGATGCCTTTTTCAGAAGAGAGGCAAAGAGCCAAGGAAATAAGAGAATCAGAGCGGAGAATACTTGAAAGTGAAGATATGGCAACGGCTGAAGTGGATATAGACTTTTTCAATGAAAATTCAGGGAAACCTTATATTTATGCAATAGGAGAAGAAAAAAAGCCTTTTTGGCCTGATTCTGTAGCTATTAAAAAGGTTGATGTTTCTACACCGGAGAAAGTTAAAGCATCTGGTCTTTCTGCTGAAACAAAACGTAAATTATTGTTACAAAGATTCCCTGAGCTTTTTGACGAGTAAGTATTATGAATGTTGATGAATATTTAGCTTCCGCATCTGGTAATCAGATAGCTCCCAAGAAGATGTCAGTGGATGAGTTCTTGGGCATATCTGCACCAGATAAAGCTAAAGAACCTTCAGACAAAAAAGTATCTGTTAAAAATTATGGTTTAAGGGAAGATAATACACAGAAAGGACAAGGATATTTTGGGCCATTATCAAGGCCAGACGGCAATATTTCAACTGAGTTATCTATAGGGGTTAATATAGATGGTAAAGATTTGGAAATCCCAAGCTTAGTTCCGACTCTAAGTTTAGAAGAAAGAAACTATTTGCTTAGCGGTAAGTCGCCTACTGAGACAATAGTTAGAAAAGCTGTTGACCATGCAAAGATGAGACTTGCAGAAGGTAAAAATCCTTTTGCTCAAAAAGAAGATTTGCCTGATACTCAAATATCACCGGCTAAGAAAATGTCAGTGGATGAGTTTTTGGGTATATCTGGGGACACGGCAACTTTAGATCAAGGTAAATCTTCTTCTATGCTTGAACGTGGCAAAGAGTTTGTAAAAGAAACTATTAGCAAGGTTCCTGATTTTACTACTCAATTTGCGCCTGAATCGAATGTCCCAAAAGGTATGGAGGGAATGCCTGAATCAACTATTCCTGCTGGTATTCCTAATGATATTTCTGCCCGCAAAGAGGAAATTAATAAAAGGCTTGGTGAGCTTACAAGACCAAAGCAAAAAGATGAGCAAGATGACCGTAAAGCTATTGAAAAAAGATTAGGTAATATTAAGAGCTTAGAAATAAAAATAGGAGAAATAACTTCTAAGGCTGTTGATAATGCTTTGCCTCCTGATTTGTATGAACAATATACTAAACTTCGTCCACAATATGAAAAAGCTATCGAAGATTATAATGTCGAGATAAACGCTCATAATGTTAGGATAGAAGAAGCCAAAAACTTAATAGGTGAATTAGAAGATTTGAAGCAAGCTGAATATGGTATCAAAATGATTCATCCTGTTTCAACTATTACCAGCAAGCCTATTCCCACACCTGAAGAAGTAGCAAAGGGTGGTAAGGCTGCAATGGCTCTTGCTCCTTATGGGGCTGTTTCTCTTGCCCGTGGTATGATCCCGAGAGCCGCAGAAAAAGCTATTGCACAACCTATTACAAAAGCTGTTACCGGCAAAGATTATACTTCTTATATAGATAAGGGAATTTCTAAGTTTGGCGAATACCTGCCTGAAGATACACAAAAAGTAGTTGGTGGTGCATCCCAAATGGCAGGTGCGATAGCTCCTATCAGTATGTCATTTAAAGTAGCTAACGCAATGATGAAAGCCTTTGGTCTTCCTATTGATTTAGTTTTAAAAACTGGACCGGTTATAGACCAAATAGCAGGGCATATAGTAAGAGGCGGTCTTGCCGGTGGTCTTTATGGATTGCTTGAAGAAGGGACACCAGAGGGTGTAGCTAAAGATGCCGCTTTCTTTGGTACATTAGAGGGAGCATTAGGGGCAACTGGACAAATCTTTAAGAAAATATTTTCTACAAATTGGTACAGAAATTTAGAAGTAAAAGAACGTGGTCTTGTAGTCCAATCTATTGATGATTTAAGGCAAGCAGGCCATAGCGAAGGGACCATATTAAGAACAATCAATAATCCTGCGGAACGAGACAAGCTCTTCCAAGAAGCCATTAAAAAGAGAATGGCTCCCGAACAACCGCCTCAAGCTGGGCCAAGTGCCAAAACTGAACCTGTTATATCGCCTAACATAGAAGAAGCGATAAAGAAACCTTCTTTGCTGAAACCTGTTGCTGAAACTCCAAAAGAGCTTGTCGCAGAACAAGTAGTAGGCAAGACTATGGCGGATGCTTTTACCGCTAAATACGGACCAGAATTAGGTTCTAAAGTTCCTCCTGGATTAATTGCGAAAGAAAGCAAATTAAGAACAAGCTCAGAAAAAATCAAGGCTCAAACTCCTGCCATGCTTAAAGAGTCTGACAGGGTTAATGATGTAGAGCTTGGTACTTTGGTGGAATATGCTTCTAAAGACCCTGCTAAGGCTATACAACATGCTTCTGAAGCCACTGTATCTAAAGACAAGCTCATAGAGGGGTTGCGTAACAAGGGGCTGAAAGCTATCGCAGATGCTCCTAAAGAACAAAGGGCTGGTATCAGGAAGAACTTAGAAGAGACATTAAGAGGGATTAAGGGTGAGGGGGAAATAACAGCAAAGGTTGAAGCTCCTGCTATCGAAATTCCAGAACTCAAAGGTTCTCCAGAGGCAGTAGAGTTTGGCAAGACTGCAACGCCTAAGCAGGTAGAGCAACTGAAGGTTAAGAGAGACGAGGCTTACGCTGAATCAGACAGATTACAAGCTGAAGCTAAAGAGGCTTATGCTGGGGGAGACGGGCTTACAGGGGAGAACAAGCTTAATGATGCGGTAATTGCGTCTTCAAAAGCAAACCTTTACAGGGAGGCCATAGACGCCTCTGAGGGCAAACTGACAGGCCCGCCTCCGATGACTCCGATAATTCCGGGGACAAGGCCAAAAGGAATTGAAACCATAGAGGCTGAAGGAGAGGTTAAGCCTGCTGAGGCTAAAGCTGAGAAACAATCGTGGGAGATGGGGGGAGATGAATGGCTTGCATCACCAGAAGGCCAAGAACGGTTAAAAAATGCTAAACAAGAAGTAATTAATGACGAAATACGAATTATTGGTGCAACATTTAAAAAGAAAGGGATTACAGGCCAAGATAAACTTATTCTTAGCCGTAGTTTGGACAAAACAAAACGTGGGCAATTAGAAGGTTTTGCACAACGAAGAGCAGAACTAATTGCACTTGGGACTTTAGATAATAAGGGGCATAAAGGAATTATCAAGCAAGCTCTTTCTGAAGGTAATCTTACCCCTGAACGCTATACAGAACTTCACGAAAAAGACTATGGGCCATTAGAAGAGTTCATGCCTGCTGAGGCTAAAGAAACTGAGCCAGTTGCCCCGCCAGCTACCCAGGAACCGGGAAGCATAGATCCTAAATTTCCAGTTAAAGACCTTTTTATTGATGCCAAGACATTGCAGTATAAACGATTTACAGATGAAAAAGGAGTAACAGGGAAATTAAGTGACGCAGAAGAATTTGATGAGAAATTCGGCGGAGTATTAACTGTATGGAGAGATCCAAAAACTGGTAAAGTATTTGTTTCAAATGGACACCAAAGATACGATATAGCCCAAAGAACGGGGAAAGAAACAGTACCAGTTCGTTTTTCAAAAGTAAAAACAGCAGAAGAAGCTAAATATGAGGGAGCCTTAATCAATATAGCTGAGAATAATGGTTCCCCAGAAGATGCGGCAGTTATTTTTAGGGAATATGGTTTAACGGCAGATGATGTAAATAAGAAATACCATATTTCTCTTAAAGGAGATATAGCCAGAAAGGGTTTGGCTTTATCAAGGTTGCATCCCACTATTTTTAATTCAGTAGAGAAGAGAGAGATTCCTCAAAATTGGGGAGTTACTATTGGAGAAAATCTTGATAATCAGGATATGCAAATTGATTTAATCCGTTATCTGGACAAGGTAAAACGATCAGGAAAGACGGTTAATATAGGGGTTCTTGAACAATTAATTAAGGATATTAATGGAGAAGTTGTTGGAACAGTTGAGGTTAAAGACGGTGTTATATTTGGTCCAGAATCTTTCGAGCGTCCTCTTCTTATGGAGAGAGCTGAACTCAGAGATTATGCTGTTAATGAATTAGCAAAAGAAAAAAGACTTTTCGGCACTGTAGGGCAAGAAGGTGCTGCCAAGAAATTGACTATTGGTGGCAACATAATTGATGTCAACAAAAGCAAAACTGTGGCAGAAAAAGCTGCATTAATTAAAGATATTTTTGAAAAATTAGCAGGTTCAAAGGGTGAAATTAGTAATGAACTAAATAAATATGCGGAGGAATTGTCAAATGTCAGAAGCAAAGGAGAAAAAGACAGAATCAAAAGAGACTTTCTTGAGCGACTTCGGGAAACTATCAATGAGTTTATCAAGGGAGGCAAAGGAACGGATATTAAGATCGGTAGGGGAGATGCAAAGACAGGGGCTTATAAAGACACCGAAAGATTAGAAGATAATTTATTAAAACCTGAGCAATACGAATTCGGCAAGTCAATACCAGTCAAGGGCGACGAATCCCTTCTTGATATTCTCCGCAAGGCCCCGCCATTAAAGAACACCACTATGGGGATTTCTCCCGATGGTTCTGTATGGGTACGCAACAAGAACGGAAAAGGTTTTGTTGTTCGGAGCGTAAAGCAGATCGAGCCTAATAAGGCAGACTTATTAATCAGTCATGGGAAGATGCTGGAAAAGGGTGAGTTTATTACCGGAAAATATAAAGATAGTTCAATAGAGCTTGTCCGTGGTACAGGAGAAGAACCGTGGACAGCTACTCACGAATCAATCCATTTCTTTGAAGACCTTGGCTATATCTCTTCTATTGAAAAAGCCATTATGAGCAACCATATCAAGAGACTGCAAAAAGAAGGTAAGTGGGATTCAGGGAACAGAGAGGTTGGTGGAGAAGAAGACAGAGCGGTATTCATAACCGAGAATCTGCGCGACAGATCCATAAAGGGGCCTCTTGGCAGGATATTGCAGAAAATCTCAGACTTGATTGATGCCTTTGTAAACCTGTTTAAGCGTACCGCCAAGGGAGTAATGAGGGATATTGAGAGCGGTAAGGTTTTTGATCGTGACTTGGGCAAGCCTTCACGGAAAGTAAGGGTAAAAGCTCTTGAGCAATATCAGGCACTCAAGCATGGTACGCCTCATGTATGGCCTCCAGAAAAGGGATACCCTCATGGCAGGCCAAGACTGGATAAAATCGGGACCGGAGAAGGGGCTGCTGCTTATGGGCATGGGTTTTATGTTGCAGAGGCAGAAGAGGTAGCGAGAAGCTATAAAGAAACCTTGCAACGAGCTATAGCTGATAAGATAGTAATAGACGGAAAGCAAATAGATCGCTTTGAAAGAAACGATGTCGCTTGGGCACTTGAGGATATGGGGTACGAGCATGACTTAGCATGGACGGCTGCCGATTGGTTGATGAATAAAGGGCTAAAAGAAAATAAAAACATGGCGGCTGATCGTGGCCTGGAGAGGCTACACAATGTTTTTTCTAAGATAAAAGAGGTTCCGATACAAGAAGGTTCTCTCTACACCCTCGAACTTCCTGACGATGTCCTTCCCAAACTGTTGGATTGGGATAAACCGCTCAGTGAACAGAGTGAGTATGTAAAGGAAGTTCTTGCGAAGACTGAGTACGCACCATTCTTGAGCGGTAAAGATCCAGAAAATGCGTCACTTCATGACCGATTCGGAGTATGGAGACCAAAAGACCTAAATCCAGAACGCATTTACTACGAATTGTCCGCAAAGATGGGAGGACAATCACAAGCCTCCGAATATCTTGCTTCTATAGGTATTCCTGGTAACAAATATCTCGATGCAGGGAGCCGTAACAGAACTGAGTGGGTTGCAAAACATCCACAGGGCGGAGAGAACGTTTTTAATACCAAAGGGGAAGCCGAAGCCTTTATTAAGCGTAACCCTGAATATGAATTAATCCCACCAAAACAAACTTCAAATTTTGTCATTTGGGATCAGACTGTTCTCGATCGCATGGCCCTTCTTGAGCGTAATGGTGAGAAGCTTGACACCATAAGGCTGGGCGATGCCAAGGCAAATCTTTTCGAAAATATCAAGTCAGAGAAAGGTTCGTCCGATCTCATAAATGATCTGTCTCAGTTGGGGGCGGATGCTATCAAGAGAGGGCACAAATCTTATAAAGACTTTGTTTCTTATATGAAGGCAGAACTTAAAGATGTTTGGAACAGAGTTAAACCCTTAATGCTAAGGGCGTATGATGCTGCCAAGAAGGTGCTTAAAAGCGAAAGAGGGGCAATCGAAATTGGGGCAGAAAAGGATATTATTAAAAGACGTAGAGAAAAAATCAAAGCTATCAGAGACTATTTTAACTTGTCGGATAATGATTTAAAGAAAATATCATGGAAAGATATTCGGTTGATGTCTAACTATGAATTTGAACAGTTCATTGATTATATAAAAGTGAAGTTTGGAGAAGATCGCTACCTTGGAAACATATTTGTAACCCCTGAAGGTAGAGAACAAACAATTGCTGAAAAATTTGTCGAGAGACAGCAAGCTATGAATGAACTGGAATTGCTTAGGAAAGAAAAGGCTTTTATCGCTGAAGACAATATCCGAAAATTCCACAAACTTCCGACTATCAAAAACATGACCAAAAATCAGTTAACCGAATATTTGGGCATTTTAAGCAAATATGAAAAAGGGGATCAATTCTTAACTCCAAAAAGGATAAAGGGAATAGAAAAAACACTTTGGGCAGGTTCAAAAACTATACGTGAAGTATTAGAAAAAGCTTCAAAAGAATTTGATATTCCAATGTCAGAACTTGCAAAAATTCGGGTACATGAAATTGACAGATTTAGATACGATACTTCCCTTGCCAAGCAAAATGCCTTCTATAACTTCATGGTTGATACGATAAAAACAGCAGAAATTAAAAATCAATTCAAATATTTTAAAGAAAGAGAAAAGCTCTATAGCCTTGCCAAATTAGCGTTAAAATCAAAAAAAAGAGGAATAATTGGAAGATTGATTCCACGTCAAAAAGAATTGATGGAATATTTGGAAGCGGAAGAAGATGCCAAAATAGAAATCGCAACAAAACTAACTACAGAAGAAATAGCTCTTGCAGACGGGATAGAGGATTTTTACCGCAGAGCCTATAATTGGTTGCTTATAAATCAAGAACTGAAAAACTCTCGCTTTGCTGACAGTAAATATGTTTTCCATTCTAAGCGACCTATAAGTGAAATGTTGGTTGATCTAAAAGATACTGGGATTAAAAGTGCTGCAAAAGATTTGTTGCGTAGGTGGCAATTAGATGAAGCACAATTCAAAATACTTGACAGCAAAACAGGCAAGATACTAAGGATGAAAAAGTTTTTCCGGCAAACACTATACAGAACCGGAGAACTAACCCCTACTAAAAATATTATCAAAGCCACAGATATATATATGCAGCAATTTTTCAAAAAAATGGCACTTGATGAATCTGTTCCTGCAATAGAAACTCTTGCTTTGGCTTTAAGACCAAAGGAAAAAACAAAAACGGGAATTTTTTTAAATGATAGCTTAATAACATTTGTTAAGGAATATCTGAATAACAAAAAAGGAAGAACTCTCAATATTGGCATACAACAAGGTGGCAAAATAGATACTGTAATCAGGTTTGTAAATCAGATGATTTCTCTCCGATACATCGCTCTTAATATTCCCCTTGAGTTGGCAGCTATTGTTGGTGAGACAACTGCAAAATTGCCTGCATTGGGAAACAGAAAACTTATACTTGCGAACATAAGAAGACATACTCCGAAAGGAAGACGGATACTAAAGAAATACAAAGCTTTTACTGGAGAAGGAGTATTCGAAGAAGTTATGCAGCCTGCGAGGAATATAGGCGAAAATATAAACATGGTTTTGTACGGGCTGTTTAAGTGGAGTCGCAAAGTTACAAAACAAGATATTCTCCTGGGTAACATGACCAGGGAAGAATTTAAGGCAGAGACAATTGACCCCAAAAAGTTGGCTGAAGTTACAAAATTAGCTGGCAGATGGCTTGACATCGAAGGCTCTAAGAGTATTTTGGGATCTACGTCAACGGGTGCAGCTATTACAAAATTCAAAGGATGGGCTATACCGATTGCCAGTTCCACCATACAGGATGTGAATTCATTGGCACGGACACTGACAAGACTTGGGAATCCGAAGAAAAGGCTTACACGAGAACAATTTCAAGAACTTTACCGGTTTGCAGAAACGGGGGCAATTCTAACAGCTATTTTGTCTTTGACATCTGATGATTACGATAAAGACAGTTTTGCCGGAAAGCTGAAATATTATGCAATAAGAGAGTTGGGGACTCTGTATAATGCCTTAACTCCATTTACTCTGCTGACATTTGGCGTTACTATAGCTTTCTTGGAAAAATTATCTAAAAACCTTTATCTACTTATGACTCTTGAAAAATACAAAACCAGAGATGAACTCAAGGGCGCCACGGCATTAAAGAAACAATTTGAGCCAGCAGCCATAAGTCAATTTAAACATGATAAACCAAAGAAAAAGAAAAGTTCAGTGGTAGGGTATTCACCTTGGAAAATTTCGTCTGGTTCAGTGAAATAGGGTAAACAGGAGTTCGCAAATGAAAAAATTTATATCAATAACGTATGTTTTATTCTTCTCCATGCTAATAGCGATGCCTGCTATTGCTGTAGAGACTGAGGTTTATCCATCAAGAGCTGCCACAGAGACAGTTGCCGGGGAGGTAGAACTTGCTACTGATGCTGAAACTGTAACTGGAACAGCTACAGACAAGGTGACAACTCCTGCCAATATCACGGCAAAGATGGCTGCACCGGGGGAGATTGGTGGGACAACTCCGGCTCCTGCCACATTTACTGATCTTGAATCGATTTCGGACCTGTTCACCGTAGGTCGAGACACAGATGGCTATGTAAGTCTTTTTCTTGAAAGGCGGTATGCCGGTAAATATGACTGGCTGTTAAAGGCTGGTAGTAGATTTGAAATCTATGGTGGAGATGGCAATGGTACTGTTCCAACGGACCTGAGATTCCGCATAAACGATGATGGCTCAGTTGATATGTTCGCTGGCATGAACGTAACAGGTCCAATATTAGCATCGACCTACTTTAATGCAGTAGATGGGTATGTATTTGAGGATGGCCAGACAGGTGATACATGGTTCTGGATGGGTCAGACCAGCGACAATGATGCTGTAGATGATGACCTGTGGTACATGGGCAAGGGCAACTCGATAGGCACTGGCTCATTTATGTCTATTGACGGGGATGGGAATTTAGACAGCAATGGGACAGCTCAATTCCGCTTTGATACGGTAGAAAAGTCTGCTGACAATGTTACTCTGACCGCTCTTGAATGTACTGATACCCTGATAACTAATAAAGATTGGGGCGGAGCAAATGACCAGATATTTACTCTCCCTGACGCAGACACTTCGGTTGGCGAAGGTCTCAAGTTCAAACTGCTTATTGTCGATGCTTCAGGGGGTACTGCTGACTGCTACTTAGATCCTGAAGGTTCGACTACTAAGATATACTTGGACGGGACAGCTTTAACTGACGGCCACCAAGTATGGACGCAACAGCCTGCCGTGGGTGAGTCCATTACCTGCCATACCTTTACCATAGACGGCACAACCTATGATTGGGCGTGCGATAGTTGCAATGGTATATGGGAGAATAAGGGGAGCTAACCATGAAAAAGTTATTTCTTTTACTCCTATCCCTTTGGCTGATCCCCTCCATTGCCCTGTCCATAGGCATATCCTACGAGGATGAGACAAGCTACGAGGA